AAAACCCACAAAAATTGAATTCACTGACTATGTCAAGCAAGCAATCAAAGCGAAACTATGGTGTTAAAGGTGGCAAGGCTGCTCGTGCGGAGAAACCCCGCGTGCGCCCCAAAATTGCGAAACCGTTGGTCGAGCGTGTGGACAAGCCGTCCCGCTCCCCCGTTGAGGCAGTTGCCCCTCCCGATTCGAAAATCGGGGAAATTGAACAAGTTGGTGAAATTAATGAAGAAAAGAATGTTATTCAAAAGAATATAGAATATCGTCCAATATGCCGATACAAAGTGTGTGTTCGTCCTGACTGTATATTTTCTCACCGTGAGGGTCAGTATAAGCCTTCTGCAAACTGGCTCCCAGTCCCCCCAGCCCGAGATGCCTCAAAGAAAAGTCCTGGTGCCGCTTCCACTGCGGAACGTCATCGGGATACAGCCACTGCGGTTGTGTCTTCGAGCTCGAAGGTTGAGAAGGTGGTGACGGTTGCTCTTTCCCCAGCAGCTGTTGAAAGATACGAGGAAACACATCCAAACACGAAGGTGAAAGTAGTGGCAGGTGGCTTTGCCCATGCTCACGGGTCATCTTGCATTGAACGAAAAGAGGTGGAACAGGAAATGTATGACTACTTGTGTGATTACATGGGTTGCTTGTCTATCGTTGAGATCGGTGCGTCTGCACGACGTGCCCTCTCGCGTGAGACTGCCAATGTGAAGTATCATGCAATGTGCCCTGTGCTCTCATGCTATGACACCAGCCGTCCGGTGCCTGAGGACGGTCATGGATGTCAACACACGATTGCTGAATGCAATTGCGTGGTCGCTGACGGGTACCTCTCTTCACATGTGGCCTACTACTTAACGGATGACGAGTTAGTCGCAACGACATTCAAATCTCGAAAACAGGTCCATATGGTGGCGATTCACCCATTTGATCAGCCTTTTGGCTTGATGAATGGTGGTGAATCAACCTACGAAGTGGACTCACTCGGGTTTGTCCGACATGTCGTCAAAGGCAATTCTCCTGGTTATTATCACAAGATCTGTGATTGGGTTCACAAGCCTTTCATCAAGGACTCAAAGGGGCGCTACGCTGCTGTGGTGCTCTGGAGAGAATGTGGTGACACGCGCGTGTACAAACTCACACCGGTGATCAATGTACAATCAAAGGAGCTAGCTCAGTCAGTCATCGTCCCAACTGCTTTCACTTTTGCATTCGGTCAGCTCTATGGTCGAGTCAACTTCTGCGGTCCCAATTCAAAACCGGTGGATTCCAAGACCACCCGGTTGGATGTGCCGATCCGTAGTTGTGTGTATCTCAATGGGGCTGCCATCATATCATATGATGGTGTCGATAACATGATCATTCCTATAGGTCTCTATGACCACCTTTATCAGGCTGCGCTCAGAAGCAAGCCGAGTGAGGTGTCATTGAACTCCCTTATGTCACGTGGTGTGTCATACTGTGATAATTTGAGCATGCCCGCCAAGTACAAACGATGTGTAGCGTTTGTGGCGTCTCAAGCCTTGATAGCCGCGATTGCAGATGCAACTGTTGCGAATGATTATATTGCCGACAACCGTTTGGTCATTGATGAGTACAATGAGGCCAAAGCCCGTGCAGCTGCGCCGCGCACTTCGATCCTTGGTAAGTTGATGCGCACTGCCCTTTGGTTTATCTGTTTGTATATGTATCGCCGATTTTGCAAGCATCACGTGCCAGCCATTGTTCGCCCCAATTCATTGGTGGAGGCGAGCGTAGCCGCTTTGGGCGTGATCGCCAACTTTGCTGATGAGATTCGTAACTTTGTCAAGGTGGTGGCTCGATCCCTGCGTGGTTGGTGGTCGCCGCCCAATCCTAGTCTTATGTACACCAACGTGTCGACCTTGCCAACTCAGCTTGGGGTCACATATGTTGGTTATCCCCAATTCGAGTTGCCGCCAGAGACACACACCTACGAGGGTAGGCAGTTGTTTCCATTGATCAGCCAACTTAAGGTGCCGGATAGTGAGATTTTCAGCGATGCCGTGATTGACACAACGCGAGTCCAAGAATCAAAAGTTGAGGAGGATGTTCCTACTATGGCATTGGTAGGTATGCAATTTGTTAGTGATCCCATATGCTTCAAGTCGTGTGCCGCCAATGAACTGGTCTCTTTGAGACGTCGTGCGTTGCACGTACCACAAGTGGATCTAAATGACCAGACCCCGAGCTATTACCACACTGGTTTTTGGCTGGGACCTGGCGTGGTTAGGCCGTTGCCTTTTGGTAACCGCGATCCGCATAATGTGAGTGACTGCTTCGACGTCTTTGCTGGTTTCGTGCAGAAATGGGCTCCCATTATCTTTGGCGTGAGTCCTTTGCCTTTGAAACCACTGCGCCAGAAAGATTGGATCGAAAACTTTCCGAAAAATCGTGGTGCGCCTCTCACTGAAGCCACCATCGCTGTTAATCTGGAGAATTTGCCTAAATGTGAGTACCTGCGCAAGCAGTTCGTCAAGGTTGAGTTTGGGATCGGTAAAACCGACGCCGACTACGACGCGCTCAATTGTCAGGGAAAACCCAGATGTATCAGTGGTGGCACCGATGAGATGCATGCCCATTTTGGTCCGCACATAGCTGCTGCTTCCCGCATGATCGCACAGATTTGCCATCGGGACAGCCCTGCATTCATACCTTTTCAAGCAACAAGCGAGGATATAGGCGCTTGGTTTAAGGATTATCACGAGACTGGTTCTTGGTATGATTCTGATGCCTCCGACTTTGATGCCTCGAATAGCTTCCAAATGATCAAACTGGTCATCGAGGAAGTATACATTAAGTGCTTGGGGATGGATCGACGTGTTGCTGAGGCCATGATCGAGAGTTCAAGGTGCAAAAAGGCCATAACTAAACATGGTATATATTCTGAGGTGAGAGGTACGACATCATCGGGCGATGATGACACCTGGCTGCGAAATTGCATAGTGACTGTGCTGACCATTTTATTTGCATGGCTCTGTGGTTCGACTCGTCGAGATGACAACAGTGATGTTTGTTGTCTACTGGGTCGAACTGTGGGCTATAAGGAGGTCCGACATGTTCAGCTTGCGAATTACCACCAGGAGGTCAGATGGCTCGATGAGCATGGGGTAGAGTGTTACTCTAGCGAGAGTTGGAGTGAAGTCCATGATGAAAAGTCCGCTGAGGTGATGAAATCGTCTATGTATGTCATCGAGGCGGAATCCACTGAAAACAACCCGTCCGCATTTCACATGGTGGTCAGCGGCGACGACAACCTTATGTTGTGCTCGCCCGTCGACACTGCTGTTATGACGCGCGTGATTGGTGGATTAGGCATGGTGGTTAACATAAACACTCGTACTCGGTTGTGTGATGTGGAGTTTTGTAGTTCATTGTTCTGGCCCTGCGCCGACGCTCAAGGTAATTCGGTTGTTGTTCTCGGGCCAAAACCCGGCCGAATCCTTGCGAAGGGTGGGTGGTCATTCATCAAGCAGGACTTTGACTACACGACAGATCTTAAGGGGAAAATTTTGGGGCTGGCGAAACAAGCCTCATTCATCCCTGTTCTAGATACCTACATTGCCGCCAATCTCAAGTTGCTTCGTGATGCGCCCAAATGTAAAGCCATCCTTGAGACTCACAAGTTTTACTGCTCCGCCGTTTTCCGCATATCGTCCGAAACTGATGCATTCTTTGAAGAGAGATACGATGCGTCGATTGATAGTTTAATGGAAGCAATCGACCTTATCTCCTCGGTGCAAGCTCTGCCCTGCCGTGTTCGTGTGCCATTGATCGAACACATGGTCAGTGTGGACGCCTAATTGCGCCTTCTTCCCACCATCCTGGTATCACCTTTGGTGACCGATCCGGGAGGTGTTTGGTCATAGAAATGACCATTATGGTTTATGCGGTTGGTGGAATGCTGACCTCAATCACACAGTGGTGAACCTCACATACGCGCTCCCAGCGCCGGCCCAAAGGGAAGAAAACCCTACAAATAACAATGCGATCCAAAAGATCTCAAATCAAGAAAGTTGAAAAGAAAATTGAAAAGAAAGTCGTTAACAAAGTTGTTCGTCAAGGCGCAAGTGGTGTGCCTAGGGTGGAAGCTAAGTTCCTGAGCAATGCAGCTCTCAGTCAAACACATGATTGTACTCGAGAGGCTGCAACAGCCTACCTCCAGCCCTTCACCGCGTATGAGTCTCGTTTAATGCCATGCGCCCCAATCCCGAATGGAGGTGGGGCCTCGTATGGGTTCTGGACTCGTAATGTTGCCGTGTTCACAGATTTGGCTTTCGGTGTCACTACCAGTAAGGGTAGTTCGTGTCTGATCACGCCTTGGGCTGCCAAGCTGATCACGATCGCGAACAACCTTGACGCGGTTGGTGCGCCGACAGCCAGTACTGTCACTTCCGACATAATGATTAACAGCATGGTGTCAAACTTTGAGGACATTCAATGTTGCTTTGTTGGTATCAGAGTTAAGAATACTACACCCGTCATGTATCAGGGCGGTGAATGTTTAGTTGGTAGGTTTCCGTACGGCGAATCCGCTGGAGGCTATACCACGATGCGTGGCTCGGGCACTTCCTTTGTGAAGTCTGCCGCTGACCCAGGTGTCGGGCTTACTCTGTCCTATCAAGGCATCTTTGGCATGACCCCGTCCACTGCTGGATTCGTGACCGATTATTGCTGGGCCCCCCCGACTGCCGGGTTTGTGGATGCTCAACAATCGTGTCTCGTTTTCCGTTCTCAGAGTGATTCACCTCAGTCATGGGAGATTGAAATCGTGAGCTATTACCTGGCAAGACCATACGTAACTGCCTCCGCGTTCTTCAGTCCACTCAAACATGAAATTGACATCAAGAAGTTTAATCAATTAATCGACAACGCTCAGTCAAAGTCTCCCGAGCTTGGCATCTCTCGCGCCGCATTTAAGGATGATGGTGAGGATGATGTGACCATGAAAGACCTGAGCACGATATGGAACGGCGCCAAGGCTCTGGGCAAGGTGGCTTCTGCTGCCTGGTCTGGATTGACCTCGTTCTTTGGTTTGTCGCAGATTAAGCGTCACAACACTTTGCTTCATCAGTTCAAGGATGATGACGATTTGAAGGCTTTCATTGACCTCGCGAATTCAGCACCTCTAAATGACCTGAAGTTGAATATTGCGAAACAATTGGTAGCTCCTCCTCTCACCAATGAGCAGATCGCATACATCCGCTCACAATTGTCTGATGAGTTCGAGCTCCTAAATGACAAGTCCACTCCTGCTCCGAATGGCTCTTCTTCTCAAGCTCTCTCAGCGCTGCTTTCGGTCCGCCGCCGATGAGCACTTATGGCCGTAGCCTTATTGAAGCTAAGCTTCCTGGCGGGTCCTTCTGGG